GCCAATGGTCCGTAATAAATGCCGTTAAAATTGTTCAAAGCGGCTTGCGCAAGCGTTGCCGAGTTTGCAGCCGCTGTCGCGCTAGCAACGGCATTTGCAATGTCGCCTTTTACAAGCACGGCCTCAACATCGCCACCCGCGTTGAACGACAAGATTTTGTTGGCGCGGTCGTCATACGACGGCAGCACAACATCAACCGTTGTCGGGTCGGTAACCGGAATCTTGACGGAGCGATCCGCAGTCTCTGCCACCTGCTGCACAAAGATGGTCTGCGAGTCGAGCTCGTCGTTGAGCGTGTTGGCAAACAGGTCGCCGCCAGTCACAAAGTCGGTGGTGCGCTGAATTGCGCGGTTGCCGACAATCGTAATGACATCAGCCGCCGAGGCCGCCGCTGTCAGCGTGACAGAACCAGTGCCATTCGCGTTGATGGTCACCGTGTAGTTGGTGGTCAAGCCCAACAACGTGTCGTTGCGGTAAACCGCAATGTCAGTGTCTGCAAGTACTTCAAAGGTGAACGCATACGGTCCCACGCCGGCTGAACCGTCGTAGACCACCCGGCGCGTCACGTTGCTAATCGGATAAGTCGGCATGGTTAAATCGCTCCTGGTCGGATTCTAACGGCTATCGCTTATAGCGCCCTTGCACTTCTACTCTCGACAATTCAGCTTCAATGCGAGCTTGCAGTGCAGGGTTTTCATCAATCAATTGTTCGCGAGCAGCACCCATAAAAGCCTCATCCCACTTCTTGATGAGTGCCTGCTGTTGATCAAGTTGCAGCAATTGAAAAGATGGGGTCGTACCATTTGTCACAAGAAAATCTTGCACGCCCATTCCGCCAAGTTGCACTTCCTTGGCGTAGATGTTTAGCATCCGGTTGTATTCATCCGGCTCAAGTTTGACAGTAATGCCTTCCTTGCTGATTGCTCGAGGCGGCATTCCTAGCGGCATCTGCAGGCTAATCAGCAATCGGTCAACCGGCTGCATCTTGCTTTCGCTGGTGCGGATGCCGGTAAACCCGAGCCACGGGCGCGCCGGGTCAATTTCCATCTCTGGCTCGGCCCAACGATTTATCTTATCCGGCAGGCTGGCAGACAAACCCGGCGTGCGCGACTTCCAACGGGCGATACCCTCAAGCACACCCTTCCACCCCGTGGCTTCTGATGGCGATGTGGTGATGTCCTTGCGCGTGCCGTCCATGTACCGCTCGACCTGAGCTTGGAACGCGGACCATGCGCCGACAGGTGATCCGCCAATGGCAAACTCGGTGGCATTCTGCGCGACTTGGTTGATGACATCCTTCAACGCCTGGCGCGGATTCGGAGAATTGCTGCCGAGCGCCGACCGCTCAAGCCCTGCATGTAGGGCGATTGGCCGACATACTGGTACAGACCAAACAGCGAGCCCAGCGCGACCTGCGATACCTTGTCCTCATCTTCCTCGTAGCGAGCGTATTCGACGTAGTCGGCTGCCATAGCGAAGATGCCTGACAACGGCTCAAACCCACGCAGCGAGACATACAGTTTGCCGTTCTTGCCGACAGACGGGTCCATGCCTGGGATGCCTTCAAGGTATGCCTTGAACTCAGGGTCCCATTCGCCCTGATTCATAACCAACGAATACGGCCGCCACCCATCACGCTGGTAAGTCTGGCGCAGTGCCTTGTTGCCGGGGCCGGAGCCGGTGATGCGGCCCTCAACTGCCATCGTGGTCAGAGAGGTCATGGCCATGCTGCCGAGGCCAAACTTGGCAAGCGCTAGGTCTTGGCGAGCGCCGCCGGCAGCTACGTCGCTGCGCCATTGCTTGGACAGCGGGGCAAAGTAGGAATGCTGCAAACCCTCAGACATAATCCACGTCGGCGTGCGCACGAACGGCATCACAGTCTTGGCAAGAATATTGTTGTTGGTTATTTCCTGCAGGCGAGCTGCGCCACCCTCAAGGTCGCGGGTGAACGTCAGCATCTTGCTGAAATCCTGTGCCGCGTAGTCAATGTTGTCCGGCGGGTTGTCCAGCACCTGTTGGATGCGCTTGGCGGACTCAATGCTGGCCTGCTCTGGGTCCATGCCATCTTCGATTAGGCGGCGCTGAGTGAGCATTGCATCGCGGTATGCCTGAGCATTCAGCTCAAACCGATACGCCAGAGACTTGAATGCCTCATCGGTCGATTGCAGCACGCGCCCCGGCACCGACACAAACTTTGACCATAAGGTCAGAGCTGATGCGGTCTTACCGTCGAACCCATATTCCGCGGCATTCGCGCCGGCGGGGCCAAACTTCGCTTCCGTCTTGCCGCCCTCTGGCGCTCCAGTAACACGCTGCTCTTTCGACGTGCCAGTCTTTAGCGAGCGCCATGCCAACGTCAGTGCATCACGCGACCCTTGCACATACCCGGCAAGACCAGCGAACGCTTCGCCAAAGAACACTTGTTCTTCTTTGCCAAGGCCAAGGCCAAGGCCGCGCCGCGCCGTGCCGATTGCCGCAGCACCCAACCGGGTAAACGGCTGAGACAAAGCAAACGCGGCATTAGACGTGATGTTGACCACAGGCGTGGCCGTTGCCGACAGCAAGCCATTGATCCACGTCGACAACCACAGGTCTTTGACAAACCCAACCTTGCTGGTGCGCTCAATAAGGCGGAGGCGCGATGCGTCGTCGATGGATGCATCAAGTGCATCAGCTAGGTCGCGCACTTGCTGCGTCACATTCGGGTTATTGGCAAGGCCACGCAATGCATCCGTGTTCAATACCGGCCGGCCTTGGTTTAGCACGGCCAGTGCCTGAGCTGGAGCAACTTGGATATTCTTGACCTGCTGCAGAACGTGCGCTGTCAGTGCGTAGTTCTGGATAAACTCTTGCATTGCCTCGGGAGATTGGTCTCCAGCGTTGATGCGCTTGACGACTTGCATCAGGTCATTGGTTACGGCGGGCGCGGTGTACGCCGCACGCAGCACCGTCACCGGCAGATTCTTCAGCCCTTCTGCGGTGCCTTCAAGTTCAGCCAGCCACTCGGGCGTGATGCCCAATGACTCGACCTGGGCGCGCACATCGGCAAGCGTGACGCGGTTGTAGTCCACGCCAGTGCGCTCAGACATGCGCTCGATATATTGCGCGACAGATCGGTCATCTTGTAGGTCAAGGTTGAACATCTCGCCGGTACGCGGCGTGCCCTCGCCGGGCATAGCCGCAGCCTCTGCCTCTAGGGTGGCAGGCTTAGGCGGGCGCTGTGTGCGCGGCACAGGGCGCGGAGCTGGGGCGGCAGCCGGCGGCGTGACGGCGGCAGGCGGCGCAGCGGGCGCGGTCGATGCCGGAGGCGCAGCGGCAGCGGCAGGAGCGGGCGGCGCACCAGCCTGCGTGGCCGCAGGCGGAACCTCGTCAACAAAGCGGCGCGTCGTGCCCTTGAGAATTCCTTTCAGCGCGCCAATCGGGCCGGCAACCATCTCCGGCTCGGCAACTGGCTGCGGCTCAAACGGGTTATCTTGCTCGACGGGAGCGTCTGACGGAATGCTTTCGGTCAGTTGGTCAAGCCGTTCGCCGATGGGTTTGATGGCCATCACTTCGCTCCCTTAGTGGCCTCAATCATGCCGGCCTTAATCTTTACATCGTCAAATACCTTTCTTACTTCATCAAGGTAATCGGCCGTCTTTCTATTGTTCTGCCACGATTGTCCTTGCTGAGATGCTGCACCCGCACCGGACTTGTTGCCTTCATAAATTAGGAAGTACGCCTTCCCTCCAGGGCGAAGCGCATTGTGCGCTTGCGCTATAACACGGTCTCGCCCCTCTTCTTCCTTGATGACATTCAGCACATTATTGACCGTTGCCACATCTGCCTTGCCATCACGCACTGCCTCAATGGCGCGCTTGTTGTGTTCGACTGAGCGGTTGTACGGGTCAATGACATGCAAAGTTGCGCCACGCTTCGACGCCCATTCCATCGCATTGTCAAAGCGCCCGCCTCCAATATCAGCAACAACGTCTCCAGCCTTTACTGCATCAAGGGCTTCCAACTTGCCAAAAGTTGCCGGCAACTTAGACACGTTGATAGATGTCTTGGCAGAACTGTATTGCTGACTGCCAACGTCCCAAATGCTTGGGCTTACGTCTTTGACACTTAGCCCGGCCGGCATATTTTCCGCAGCCTTGATGACCTTGCCTGCGCCACGCGCCACTTCCTTGGCACCCTTGACGTAGCCACCAGGCGCGGCAAACTCGCCAAGCTTCTCGTATGGGTTTGCGCCGCCACCCACGCGGGTGATGGGGAACTGGTCAAGCCAAGTCTTAATCTCTTCGGTGGTTGGCAGCTTGGTGTTTTCGTCGACCGATCCACCCAGCAGGTTGATGACCGTGCGAGTTAGCCCCTCAAGATCGCCCGGCAATCCAGCGAATCCCTGCGCCATACCCTTGGTGGCGGCAGCGCCCATGTCGACCATCGCGCCTAGTGGGGCAGCCACGTCCGACACAACCTCGCCGATGGACCCCGGCCCTTTCGCCTGCGCGCCCCCAGCCCCGCCCATTGCAAGTTGCACGGGCGCGGCCTGCGGCTCCGGCGTTACGTCGGGGTAACGGGCGGCGATGATGTCGTCAATGAATGACTGCTCGATGGGTGACAGCATCATGGCCTCTTAATAATGTCGAGATTCTTCTTGATGGCAGTAAGCTCCGAACCGCTGAACACGCCCAGCCGCTCCAAGTCAGCCACGCTGGTGCGATCATCAAGTCGAACCGTCTTACCCTTGCGGGTGGCAATTTGCTCAAAACCCTCTAGCGACTTGCGGGCCTTTTGCTTGACTGCGTCCGCCTTGTCTTCGGTTTCGTACTCCTGGATGATGCGTGCAGCGATGCCGTTGTAGTCAATGCCAGTACGTTTTTCTGGCGGCAACGCATCCTGTGCGTCACGCGCCGCACCAACGGCAGACTCAAACCTAGCACTGAGTTTCTGGCCCTTCTGGAAAGCGGCATCCTTGGGATCAAAGTTTCCGCTAATCACGTCGCCAACGCCGGCATATCTGTTGAGGCTTTTGCTGGCCGCAGCTATCTTCGGCTTATCAACGTCATAAATATCTGTTTGCAAAGAGGCGAGTTGTTTTTTGTTAATGCCGCCACGACGGAAATAAGGGAACAACTGGTACGGAGAATTGATTCTTCCGTTGTAAATTTCATCACGCAATTTTACGAATAGAAGCTGGTCTCCCTCCCCGTCTTCTGTTTTTGCAAATAGCTTGTCGAGTTCGCCAGTGCCACCGGCAAGCGGAACCATCATTGACCGTAGTTCATCCTTGCGACGCTGCGGCGTTGCCGGGTTCACCCATTCCGAGTACATCTTGGTGAAGTCGCGCTGGTTGCGCTGGTCTAGTTCTTGGCGATCGCGCTGCTCGGCGGCATACCGATTGGCCTGGCTAGTGTTGACTGCCTTCTTGATGTCGTTGCGCTCGCCTTCTGACAGACCGGACCAGATAGCCTTGTAATCGCCAACGTCACCGCGCTCAATCTTGGCCAGTGCCTCTGTGTCTGTTGGGGCAAACGTAGACCCAGTCAGATAGGTAGAGATAACGTCGACGACAGCGGCGCGCCGCTCTTTGACAAACTCCTTGCGCGTATCCTCGCCAAACTGCGGAGAGATGTCGCTGGCCATCTTGACCACACTATTCTGTATCAGGTCAAGACGTTCGCGCAGCATGACAGGATCAAACTCAGATCGAACAGTTGCCGAAAGAACGCCACGCGACGACTCAATGCTTGAGGTGACCTCGTTCTTGCGAGCCTGCACATAATCTTCAGCGAGCCTCTTTGCGGCCGACGAATAGACGGCATTGCCGACTGTGGCCATAGAGGCGCGGAACTTGGCCGCTTCCTGCGGATCGACCTGCGCCAGAATCTTGGCAAACCCTTCAATCGGAGCTGTCAGATTTGCCTGCACATCCCCGATGTCTTTGACAAGACCTGCGTCGACGGCGGCAGACATCTTGGCAAACTCATTGCGCGTCTGCAGTTCAAGATCGCCGCGCAGCAGTTGTGCCTGCACCTCACGGGCGGACGCCCCAAAATATGTATCTGCAGCCGGCAGGCTGAGTGGCTCGCCACGCTCCTGCGCAGCCTTGACCTGTTCTGGCGTAACGCGGTTCTGATATGCCCATTGCTGGCCCTCGCGTTCCGCTTGCTGCGCCGCACGCTTGAACGCAAAGTCGCTGATGCGATCTAGTGCCTGCGTCAACCCTTGCGCGGCACGCGCCTGCTCGCGCACGTTGGCAAAGTCCATTCGCGGAACATCGGCGAACAGGACACCGGAGGGTTGGTAGCGTTCAAGGTCAGCCATTACGTCCTCATCATTGAACGGTCTTCAATCGGAGCCGGCTTGCTAGGCGCGCCGCCCAATGTTTTGTACTGATAGGCGCCCATGCCAAGTTTGCTAAGTGCGTCAAAGTATCCGCCAGTCATCGCGGTGTCTCCGGCCTGCTCGTACAGTTGCTGCTGGAACATGCCGCCACGCAGCGCGTCCTGCGCATTCTGGATGTCGGTCATAAAGTCCTTGCCGGCGCGACGACCGCTGACCGTCTGCACCAGCGCAGCGGAGCCCTCAAAACCCGACACGCCACCAGCAAATGCCTGAGCCCGCACGGCGGCGTTGGCTGCGTTCAATCGCTCAAGCGTGGCGTTAGCACGCTGCTCATATTGCAACGCCTTGCGCGTGGCCTCAAGGTTGGCCTGCGCGCCCTGCAGCTCGTACATTGCCTTTTGCGCAGAAGCTTGCTGAATGGAACCGGCCGCGCCCAATACGGCAGATGCGATTGCTACATATTCCATGTCATGTCCCCTGGTGGACAGCCACCTTGTACTCCAGACCAAGCAATCTCAGCTTGAGCGGGAGGTCTTGCGATACCGTGATTTGTGCATCTTGCGAATAGCCAAGGATGCCATGCAATACCTTGGTGCCAGTGAACTCCGGCACGTCATTATCAATGATGCTCGCCGTGTCAAAGCTGCGAATCGGCACCTCGATGTTGTTGATCTTGAGGTACTGCGACTCGTTAAGCAGTGCATGAACTTCGACAATGCGCTTGCGGAATCCAATGCGAGTGCCAGTCTGCAGACGAAGCTCGACCGGCATGGTTTTCACCACCACCGAATACGGCAGCCCAACCTCACAAGAGGCGGTCGAAGATCTGGAGAAAACAACAGACCCGCCCGCCGGGACCACCTGGTTGGCTTGAACGGTGCCATCAAGTTTGACGTTGACGGTTTCGCCGACAAGGTGCGCAGCAGAGATTGACGCTGCAGCGCCGCCGACCACGGCACAGTCTGTGTACACGTCATCGTCGAAGTATTCGACAAACCATTGGTCGACGCCGTCAATGGTCCGCTTGACCACAGAATAGATGGTGGTGATGTCAACGCCCACGTCAACAAAACTGCCATCGGTCACAAACTCAGACGGCGCAATGACGTTCTGGCCGCGCAGCAGCGAGAAGGCAGCCATTGTCCCGCTGGTGCCATTGACGATTAGCAGCAGATCGTTCTCGTCCGTTGCCACCGTCCGTCGCAACGCAATCTTGACCGGCCCCATCAGCAGATGGCCGGCAAGCAGGCTAATCTTGTTGGTGATGTATGTGAGCTGCACGTCATTGAACGCAAGCTCGTTCAACGCCTTGCCTTGGCGCTGCACGAAAATCGTGCCGGACTCCAATTGTTGGACGCGAATCCCTTCCTTACTGCCGTGACGGGAGATTGTCTTGACAAAGAAGTTCGTCGGAGTGACAGGCTCAAGGCCAGCCTGCGGCACATAGAATTCACCACCAGTGGTGAACACCTGCAGATCGCGGCCGGAGATGATGTCGGTGATTGCGTTGTAGGTATTGGTGTCTAGCGTGGCCTCGATGGCATCGTCATCCAGACCCTCGGTAGCCTCAAAGTCAAAGAAGAGGCCGACCCGGCTAGCCCAGATTGTCGACGGCCGCGACTTGCTCCCGCCAAAGTAAAGGCGGCCTTCATGGAAGGTGACGGTGCGCGGGTAGCCCCGTGTGCTAGACCACACGGGTTCATAGTTCGTCTCGATTTCCCAACTGCCGGAAGCAATTGCTGTGGCACTAAAGAACGGGAACTCGACGATTGCAGATGCGACAGTTGCGCTAGTGACGGCGATGATGCGCGCACGACCCTGCGGGCTGGCATTGATGTACTGACCAACTGATGCCGTGGTGTCAAAGATGACAATCGAGTACGCCGTCGTTGCATCTGGCGTGACCGTCCATGCGGTGTCTACCGTAGCTTGTTTCGTGGTGCCGTTATAGTCAATGATCTGACGAACCTGGCCGGAACCCGTGCCACCCGTAGTACGGACAAACTGACCGTTGTAGAAATCATTGACAGCACTTGCTGTTGATGCAAGCCGGATAGATGTTGATGTCGAGCCCGCCTGCGCAGTGCCAGCTAGCGCGGCGGTTGACGCAGTCAACGTAATCTTCCCACTGATGGCCGATGGGGTCATCGTGCCCTGCGGGGGGAATACGCGGCTAACGAAGTTGTACTTCGGGACTGAGTCGAACGTAATCGAGGTCGCCGTCCAGTCTGCATTAGTCGCGCCGCGCACGATTCGCACGGGCACGATGTCTTCGTGGACAACAATGAGCGTATCCGCACTTTGCGTCCAGCAGATGGACGAAAGGCGCGCACCCGTCAGGCCAACGGCAGTTGTGTCTAGGTACGGGTCGCCTGAGCCGTTTATGTTGGTGATGAGCGTCTTGTTGCGGAAGACGTACATACGGTTGTGCGTGAACACCAGCATATAGCTATCGCTAGTGCTGAACTCAAACGCCACGCAGCGCACACCATTGCCGGCAGACTCCGATCCAGAGCTAGGCAAGTCATACAGGAACCTGGTGCCGGGCCGGCGGCGCAGGCCGCCCTGCGGCTGGATGACAACATTCGTGGCCTCGGATAGCGCGTTCTGATACGCCTCAAGATCGACGCGAGCCCGCAGCAGCGGGTCCATCTCGCCCGTGCTGAAGTTGGTCTGGATCGAGACGAAGCGTGCCATCAGCCCCTCACCGCAATCAGCGAGTAGTCCTCAATGGTTTGCACCGGCTGGCCTTGGCCGTCAATGTTCATGGCAGTACGCATATAGCCACCACGGCCATTCTCGGCCGGAGAACCAACCGCAACGCTTTGCCAATACTGCGCCTTCTCGACTTGGTCGGTGATGGGCAGCGCCATGTGCCATGCGATGAGATACTTGAGCAATTGCACGAAGTACGTCGGCATTGCGTACTCTGGCGTCGAGTATTGGTACTCGGCGTAAATCTTCTCCTCGTTGGTGAGGAGCTTGTCTCCCATCAGCTCATAAGCAGAGATAGGGACGATGTTCGTTGATGCGCTGTTGTAAATCCTGCGCGGAGGGCCAATGCCATCACCGGGCAGCTGGTATTGATACTTCCACTCGTTAATGGGAGCGGCCGTCAGCCTTGCCAATTGCACCTTCTTGAAGCTGAAGCTCCAAGGGTAGGTAATCAGTGCCTGGTCGCGCACATCGCCATAAAGACGGTCGGCGACATTGGCCTCGTCGGTGCCATCGTTGAACGAAGAGATGGGCCTGGCGCCGAGCATGATTAGCGCGTCAGAACAGATCGAGAGTGCTGAATCACCAGATGCCATCACAATCCCTCAATGTGAAAGAGGCCAGCCCCTGTGAACAAGAGCTGGCCCCGTGCTGCTATGACACCAATCAGTCGGTGTCGGTAGCGGAGACGGTGGTGCCGTCCGCGATGTCAACGGTCGAAGACGTGACCGAGTTGACATAGGTCACAACCAGCGACGGGGTGGTGGTGTCGTACACGAAAATGACATCACCAACCTTCAGCGTGTCCTTCAGCGAAGCGAAGTAACCGACCGTGTTGATCGTGGCTTGCGTGTCGGCCGACTTGTACATATACATCGACGGCGCGTTGCCAGCCTTGGCAGCACAGACGGTGACCCAACCAGTAGCGTCAAAAGCCATGATCAGTCTCCTTAAGCAGATTCGCGGCAGGTGATCGAAACGATACCTTCCGCATCAATGGTGACAGCACCGGCCGAGAACACTTCGTTAACCAGCCACGAAGTCTTTTCCGGGATGTAGTTGATTTCGGTGCGCATGGCGATACCTTCGGCGTAGCCGAGAGCGTCGCGATGGAACGCGAAACAGGTGCGGTCAAGCGAACCGTCGATGGCCAGACCACCCTCGGAGCGATCACCCAGAATGTGGAAGGTGAAGCCCATGTAGGTGTTCAGCTCGCCAGACACCAGCGCCTTAACGGTGTTGAAGTCGCTCGAGGTAACCGAGGTTTCCGAGAGCAGATTCGACAGGCCATTGGCGTGGATGATGATGTGGCGGCCTTCCGGCGGGACGTTGTTCTTGTCCAGCAGGCGCTTCGCCTCGCGCAGCTTGGCGATGTTCATGTTGCTGTCGGCGGCGCCAATGTCGTTCGACACGGTCAGCGACGTGCCAGAAGCGGCCAGGGCGTCGAGGATAAGCTGGTCTTGGCGACGGCCCATTGCGCTGGCAACCACTTGCACCAGCTCTTGACGCTCGTCGAAGTTGACCTTGGCTTGCGAGAAGATGTCCGAATACTCGGCAGCATTCCAATCCTGCAGCGTGCAGGTGACGTTGCTGAAACCGACGTTCATCGGGGTCACATCGGTCTGCGGAACGCGCAGCGTAGCGACGCCCTTGCCGACCTTCGGGAACTTGACAGTGCTGCCTTCAACGCCACGACGTTGACGCACGGCGGGCACAAGCATGGCCTTACCTTGGTAGGCTTGCTTGACCTCGGCATCAAACAGGGTGACGAAGGCATTGCTCAGAGAGATAGCCATTTCGTACTCCTTGTTAAATTGAC